TCGGTGTGGATACTTGCAGTATCTTGCTATGTCATATTTTTATTAGGAGTTTATGATGACTGAAGAAAAATTAAACGCATATGATGAATTGATGGAGTTTTTGGAGAGCGGTGAAGTCGTAGAGGGTATTGTGTTTGGTGAATACGGATGGGGCGGATATGGAGAAAAAGCAAACCGCAAGGTACAACGAAAACACCACGGCAAACTCATGTCGATTGAAGAAGCTAAACCACTGATGGATGATTGGTCGTTTTATGGGGGGTATGGTTCGCCTGAATGCAATGCAACTTATGTATGGACAAACAAAAGAGTTATCTGGGTAACGCAGTATGACGGATCAACAACGCTAGATTCAGCGCCAAGACACCCGATTGACTGTATGCCTAATATGCCCGGGGGTTGAAATGATTAAAGATACAGCGGTACAAATACTTTTGGAACACTTTAGTGAGGGTATGGTACGCACTATTGTTGATGCTATTGCTGAAGATGAACGTGAGGAATGTGCAAAGTTGTGTGATGAATCTGAATATCCTGATGGAATTGACTTGGCCCATTTAATTCGTGCAAGGGGAAAAGAATGACTGATGCCATGTACTTAGCAATTGTTTTCTTTTGTAAAGGCATTAACTGCGGAATGATTGCGGTTGAAACTCCCTACATTAAACAGGAAGACTGCAAACAAGAAGTTACCCAAGTAGAAGACACCATGCGTAAAGACAAAACCCTGACAGTCGTAGAGGGGCGCTGCGCTAAGTTCTACCTAAAAAACACAAACTATGCAAGGAGATAAGCATGAGTGATGGAGGAAAAGGATCGACACAACGACCTGTTAACATGGATGTGTTTGCAGAAAACTTTGACAAAATTTTTAGGAGTAAACAAATGGATGATCAAACAAGAGAAATAGATTTACAACTGGGCGATGCACTCGCAGAGCTTAACTTGTATCAGAACGCAATAGAAGAAGCAAAGGTGATTTGTGATGATGTGGATAGCGGACGTTACGGCGATGCGCTAGTTCACGTTCAAAAGTTTTACGCTAAGCTTGAGGCAATACGTCAGTACAAAGCTAAAGCCGTGGACATGGACGGGAGATGTTAATGAAAGCATTTCCAAACGGAATAATTACAAACGGTGATGGTTTGATTATTGGTGGTCAACAAGGCATGGACTTGAGAGACTGGTTTGCAGGGATGGCTATGCTCGGGATGTTGTCTGAACATTCAGGCATTAGATACGATACGGATGAACTTACACAGTTTTCTTATGAAGTAGCGGACGCAATGATGAAAGCAAGGTTAAAAAATGACAGCATGGAGGAAAAGACAAGTGTTCCAAAAGATCAACACCTATGAAGGCAGACCTCTTGGTGTACACACAGGTGAGGTGAATCAAATCTTTCGCCCTGCTTGGTTGTGCACCGTTTGTAAGAAGATATTCTTTAACAAAGAAGAAACAGAAACTCACGACCACAAGGATAAGGACGATGCCAAGATCCAAAAGTGAAATCACAGGAAGCATAACAGTAAGCATACGCCTTAGCGATGCACAGAAAGAAATGTATTACGATTTAGGAGGGCACGATTGGCTACGAAATTACCTAAACAGACAGATAAGGTCAGAAGAAATCCAACTTGGCCTTTCCCCACGAAGCTCCTTAACAACGAGCCTAAAAGAATCAAACGCAAAAAAGTAGACACAACACAATACGAGAAGGCAACTTTCTAATGGCTATGACTCCTGAAGCTTTAGTTAAAAAGCAAATCAAAGCAATCCTTAAAAACAACAATGCCTACTACGCTATGCCGATTGGTAGCGGATTTGGTAATGCAGGCGTGCCAGACTTTCTAGTCTGTCACAAAGGACGCTTCATTGGCATCGAGGCTAAAGCTAAGGGAGGCAAGCCAACGGCGTTGCAACTTAAACATCTACAAGATATAACAAACGCAGGTGGGGAAGCACACATCATTAATGAAGATAACTTACACACATTACAGGAGATATTAGATGGACAAATATGAACGAGCACGCTTTGTCGAAGCGCGTGTAAAAAATATGACATCCGATGAGTCTGAACACTTTCAAGAACTAATGTTTAGACTCTTACACTGCTACGGCAAAGAAGCAAGTCGTGCGGTTATTATTTTTGAAGAAGCAGACTCACAAATTGTGCATGTCTCATCCGCTAACTGCAACGAGATGGAAGCGTCTGAGATGATGTACAAAGCCAAAGAATTTTTTGAGTACCTTAATATGAGAGATGCACCACCCAAGGAGATGTTTAATTGAGCGCCCCATACAAGACGATACTGACCATTGACTTTGAGACAAGGTGGGACAGTAAGGACTACACACTAAGTAAGATGACCACAGAGGAGTACATAAGAGATGCGCGATTCACAGCTTTCGGAGCCTGTATCCACGAATACGGAAGTGATAGACCTACACAATGGTACAGAGGAGACGAACTTCCACGAATACTATCTACGTACGACTGGTCACAGACTGCCGTTCTTGCCCATAACGCCCAGTTTGACATCTCTATCCTCGAGTGGGTCTACGATGTCCACCCCTGTTTCATCTTCGACACCTTATCAATGGCAAGAGCTTTACGAGGCGTGGAAGTTGGAAACTCACTTGCAAAGTTGGCTGAAGACTTTGGACTCCCTGCCAAGGGAATGGCAGTACATTCAACGAATGGACTCGAACGACTTAGTGACATCAATATTGAGCGAGAACTGGCAGAATATTGCAAACACGATGTATACCTATGTGAGCAAATTTTCCAACGGTTGGTTCAAGGCTACCCTGCTAAGGAACTCAGACTCATCGACATGACGCTCAAGATGTACACGCGCCCCGTGCTTGTACTAGATCAACCCATGCTCATCGAAGCACTCTCAGAAGAAAGGATTAAACGTGAGGAACTACTACAAACTCTCAACATTGAGGAGGCTGCGCTTGCGTCGAATCCGCAGTTTGCTGCCATTCTTACAACGCTTGGCGTCGTTCCGCCCACAAAAGTCAGTAAAACTACCGGGAAAGAAACACTCGCACTCGCTAAAAATGACGCGCTTTTCCAAGCGCTACTCAATGGTGAACGTGAAGACGTTGCCCTTTTATGTGAAGCGCGTCTTCGGGTTAAATCAACCACAGAGCGTACACGAGCGCAGCGATTCTTGGACATTAGTCAGCGAGGTAGTCTTCCGGTTCCGCTTTCGTACTATGGCGCGAAGTCTGGACGTTGGTCGGCAGCCAAAGGCTCCGCTATCAATATGCAAAACCTCAAACGTGGGTCGTTCTTACGTAAAGCAATTATGGCTCCCGAAGGTTCGCAACTCGTTGTTGGAGATTTATCACAGATTGAGCCACGGGTTCTGGCGTGGTTGGCTGACTATCAAGATATGCTCGACATCTTCAAAGGAGGTGGCGACCCTTATGCGGCGTTCGGAGCGCAGATGTTTAACATACCCGGACTCAATAAAGAAACACATCCTGACCTACGGCAGTCTGCGAAAAGTGCACTACTCGGGTGTGGTTATGGACTCGGATGGTCGTCGTTCGCGTCGCAATTACTCACCGGCTTTCTTGGAGCGCCGCCCGTACGGTATGAAAAGAAGTTCGCGAAAGCGCTTGGCGTTACGTCGGATGCGGTCGAGAAGTTTTTTGATTGGGATGAGAACGTTAAGAAGCTAGAGGATATACCGCACACCTGTAGCCTACAAGAGCTTGCCGTGCATGCCGTGGCTGCCAAGAAGATCATTGACATATACCGTGCCACCGCGTATCAAGTCGTATCATTTTGGGATACCTGCGGTGGGCTGATTGAGACGTCTTTGTACGGTGGTAAAGAGCACAAGTACAAATGTTTGACATTTCGCAAGGGTGAGATAGAATTATCAAACGGCATGAAATTGCTGTATCCCGATCTACGCAGAACTAAAGATGATAAAGGTAGGAGTCAGTATGTATACGGACCAGAAGCTACCAAACTTTACCCTGGTAAAGTAACCAACAATGTCACGCAAGCCCTAGCAAGGATTGTGATGACGGACGGAATGCTACGAGTTAACAAACGTTATCCCGTAGTAGGAACTGTGCACGATGAGTTAATATGCGTTGTGCCAGATGACGAGGTCAATGTAGCCAAGACATGGGTCTTGGAGCAAATGACTATGGAGCCGAGCTATATGCCGGGCATACCTCTGGCAGCAGATGGTGGCGCGCATAGACGTTACGGTGAAGCTAAAAACTAAGGAGCGAGAAATGGAACAAACGCAACCGTTTGAAATAAAAGATCACATCATAATTGAAGGCATTACAGAAAACTATGTCTGGTACCACGGATCACTATTAAGACAGAAGATGTCTTCGTGGAGCACAGAGCTTGAGAGCCTTATTAATGTCATGGAGAACAGACACAAGGAACACATCAAGATGTTACAAGAAGTAATGACAGAAAATTACGACCTAAAAAGACAAATAAGGGATATGAATGACAGTCAAAAACATTCCAAGAAAGATTAAAGTAGGCGATAGGTGGTACTCTGTTGAAGTTGTAGAAGCAATGGAAGACAAGTATGCAATGGGCGAAGTCGTGTTTGATAAAGCGTTGATCAATCTCAAACGCAAGAACACAATAGGCAAACCCTACAAGCAAGCTGAAATGCGAGAAACATTTTGGCATGAACTTGTACATGCAATCTTAGTTGACATGGGTGAATACAAACTCAATAGTAAAGAAGCCTTTGTTGAGCAGTTTGCAATACGGCTTAGCAGGGCAATTCAATCAGCGAGGTTTTAATGACGAACGTAGTGTGGTCACATAGTTCTCTCAAGGACTACGAAGGTTGTGCAAGAAGATACCATGAGGTCAAAGTTCTTAAGAAGTTTCCATTCGTTGAGAACGAAGCAACAAGGTATGGCACAGAGTTTCATAAAGCAGCGGAAGATTACATCAAAGACGGCACCCCGTTGCCTCCCCAGTTTTCTTACGCACAAGACCTACTCGATGCGCTTATTGCAAAACCAGGACGCAAGCTGTGCGAACAGCAAATGGCGTTGACCGCCGACTTAAGACCCTGCGATTGGAAATCTAAAGATGTGTGGGTGCGTGGTATTGCTGACTTGCTTATTATTGATGACGACAACTTAACTGCTTGGGTCGTTGACTATAAGACAGGCAATAACAAATACCCAGACCGTGAGCAACTCAAGCTCATGTCGATCATGGTGTTTGCTCACCATCCGCATATTCGCAAGATCAATTCAGCACTACTCTTTGTAGTAAAAGACGACATGGTCAAGATCAGTATGACCTATGACCAAGCAGAGGGCGAGTGGTGGCAGTACCGCCAACGCGTTGCCCGTATCGAGCAAGCACACGAGACAGGGGTATGGAATCCAAGCCCAACACCACTGTGTGGATGGTGCCCAGTTACAACATGCGAATTCAACACTAAACGATAAGGAGGCTATATGCCAAAGTCAAGTCCAGAAAAGTTAGCGTACAACACCAAGTACGAATCAAGTCCGGCTCAAGTTAAGAAACGTGAAGAACGTAACCGAGCAAGAGCACTAGAGATGAAGGCAGGGAAAGTTAAGAAAGGAGACAACAAGGAAGTTGACCATATCAAGATGCTAGACGCAGGCGGTAAGAATGTGAAGAAGAACTTGCGCGTAGTACCTGAGAAAGTCAATAGAAGTTGGAGAGATGAGCACGGTAAGCAGTACGGTAAGAATAAATAAAAGAGAGAAGCAAATGCAAATAGTTGAAGACAAAGCGCTGGTCTTTCGTACGCGAAACCCAGCCAAGTACAACATCATACCTAAACATAAGATTCTTGCAGAGTACGAAGACGGTTATGAGGTCGCAGTCTATTGGGGCTTAGACGAAGCACGTGTGCTTAAAAATCTAGGCGTTAAAGATGTGCCCTCACCAATCGTCAAGCGTTACAAATGGCCTGGTCGTTTCAAACCAATGGCACACCAGATCGAGACTGCATCCTTCTTAACACTATACAAACGAGCCTTTGTATTTTCTGAGCCGGGTACTGGCAAGACGTTATCTGCACTATGGGCAGCCGACTACTTGATGCAACGTGGAGATGTAAGGCGTTGTTTAATTCTGTGTCCACTCTCTATCATGCACTCCGCATGGCTTAGTGATTTGAACAACAGTATCATTCATCGTTCTGCCGTAGTCGCCCACCACGCGCAAGCTACCCGCCGTATAGAGATGATTCAACAAGACTATGAGTTTGTAATTACGAACTATGACGGGTTGAATCTCATTGCCGATGAGATCAATAGCAACGGTAAATTTGACCTCGTGATTGTTGACGAGGCTAACGCATACAAAACGGTTAGCACAAAGAGATGGAAGTCTTTAAAGTCTATCATCAAACCCAATACCCACCTGTGGATGATGACAGGAACGCCTGCATCACAATCCCCTGTCGATGCGTACGGTCTAGCAAAGCTAGTCAATCCCGAAGGCGTACCTATGTTCTTCACAGGATGGAGAGACAGAGTGATGAACAAAATCACAATGTACAAGTGGGCGCCCAAAGCAGATGCTAAGGAGCTTGTGCACAACGCACTACAACCCGCAATACGCTTTACTAAAGCGCAGTGTCTTGATCTGCCTCCTGTGCTGACAACGACCCGGGAAGTACCACTGACTCCGCAACAAGCCAAGTATTACAACATGCTCAAAGACCGCATGCTTGTGCAAGCATCGGGCGAGACCATCAGCGCAGTCAACGCTGCAGCTATGGTGAGCAAGCTACTTCAAGTGTCTTGTGGCGCGGCGTACACCGATGACAAAGAGATCGTGGAGTTTGATGCAAGCCCAAGACTCAGCGTCATTGAGGAAATACTGGAGGAGACAGACCGCAAGGTTATTATTTTTGCCCTCTTTAAGAGCGCTATCTCCACCATACACAACCACCTGCTCAAATGCAACATAACTGCCGAGTACATCAATGGTGAAGTAACGCCCACCAAACGCTCGGATATTATTAGGAGATTCCAGAATGAGGAAAACCCTAGGGTCTTAGTCATGCAGCCTCAAGCAACTGCACACGGTATCACGCTGACAAGAGCCGACACCGTAGTGTTTTATGGACCGCTTATGAGCGTGGAACAATACACCCAAGCCATTGCCAGAGCCGACCGCAAGGGGCAGGATTCGGACAAGGTGACGGTGATACATATCCAAGGTAGCCCCATCGAGAAAAAGATGTTTAACGCCTTGGAATCTAAAGTGAGTGATAACTTACTTATTACCCAAATGTTTGAGAATGAAATAAATATGAAAGGAGTTGTAAAAGATTAAAAACTATGTACAATGTCTAATCCTTGACAAACAAAAACTACAGGAGAAGTTAATGGAAACAGAGATAGAAGTGATACCGTTTGATCAATTAACCCGAATCTACCGCAAGATGAGGGCTAAAATCGACGACCTTACCAAAGCGTACGATACTGAAGTTGAAGTGCTCAAAGCGCAACTTGAGGAAGTTAAAGTTGGTATGAAAGATCAGATGCGCGCCCAAGGCGTCACATCTGTAAAGACTGAGTTTGGTACTGTAAGCCTTACAACCAAGACTCGTTACTCAACACAAGACTGGGACTCATTCAAACGATTCATCGTTGAGCATGATGTTGTGGACTTACTAGAGAAACGTATCGCACAGGCAAACATGGCTAAATTCATCGACGAGAACCCAGGACTCGTACCTCCAGGCTTGAACTCTATGTCAGAGTTTGAGATTCGTGTTTTAAAATCTAAATGAAAGTAACGAACTATGTCAAACATAACGACCTTTAACGCTTCGCAAGTACCCGCATTCGCACAAAATGGTGAACTATCTGACACCGCAAAAGCCCTCATCGGCGGAGCGCTCGGTAGCACAACTAAACGTATTTCAATCAAAGGCGGTGTGTTCCGCTTGGTCTCCGGTGGTAAGGAGATGGCTTCTATTGAAGACCGTCACCTCGATGTCATCATCGTCAAAGCTGCCCCTAAAGTGAGCCGAGTGTTCTACGCTGCCAAGTACGATGCTGAGAATGTAACTGGTCCAGACTGCTGGTCTAACGATGGTGAATTGCCTGATGCAAACGCTCAGAACAAACAAGCTGAGACATGTATGAGTTGCAAGAACAACGTTGCCGGGTCAGGTCAGGGTAATAGCCGGGCGTGTCGCTATCAACAACGCCTAGCCGTTGTACTAGAGAACAACCCAAGTGGAGACATTCTCCAGTTGACTCTACCTGCTACATCCATCTTTGGTAAGGAAGACGGCGACAAGCGCCCCTTGCAAGCCTTTGTACGTCACTTGGCACTGGCATCCCCACCTGTGGATGTCGAGAAGATTGTGACTCGCATGAAGTTTGATATGAAGTCCGAGAGTCCCAAGCTCCTTTTCTCTCCTGTTCGTTGGCTAACCGCTGAGGAATACGAGATCACTAGAGAGCAAGGCGAGTCCAGAGAAGCATCAAACGCAGTCAACATGACGGTTGCTCAAACCGATGGTGTTAAAGCTAAACCATTAGCGATTGCAGGTAAGCCCCCCGTTGTGGAGCCTGAAGAAGCTGAAGCGCCAAAGCCCAAGAAAGCCAAGGCAGTTGAGGTTGAAACAGACGAACCCGAGGTACGCAAAGAAGCAGTTAAACCCTCCGCAGTTCCTGTGAAGAAAAGCAAACTCGCTGACATCGTATCCGACTGGGATGATGAGTAATTAAACAGGGGGGCACTAGCCCCCCATCAATACAATGCCATACTCAGACAAAATAGCAAATCTCGTAGCCCACGCTCCGCGTGGTCCTGGCAATACGCTAGGGCGTTGGGCTATTCATCTTGACTTCCCTGTTACCAAGATTGCTTACGCGCTTGGAGTTACTCGACAAACTGTGTATAACTGGTTTGAAGGTAAGGACGTATTTGTGGCGTACCAAAACAGGGTAGAACTTTTAACAAAAATAATGTCAACGTCAAAGACGGCTGACGAAGCATGGAGAAAAATATGCAAGGAATACAACCTAGATCCCTCAGTAACCAAGAACTGATTAAGTACGCAGCTATGTGGTTAGATAAGCCCGAGGGTATGCCAATCGCTTGGCAGAAAGAAGTTTTGCGTAGATTAACTGTGGCTGACCCACAAGACCCCTACACAGACTACAAGTCCGACTCAAAACAGCACGCATTGTTTTAATTAACCCGAGGTAATTTTATGGAACCGCTTGACTTCATGGCGGCGGTTTTGCCACCTCCGGGTAACGGACGTTACTGCGTGGCGGAGCTGACTAAGAAAGAACACCTTTATGTAGAGGAACTACAAGATGCACAAACAAAATTAAACACATGGAATAGTAACAAGTACGACATCTTTTTTGCGCTTGGTACATTTGGCGAAAACAACAATCGCACAAAAGCTAATGTTCAAAACATTAAATGTATTGCAATAGATGTGGACTGCAACCATCCCAAGGATTTGCCAGACCCTGAGACAAAGCAAATTAAACCAAAAGCCTACGCCTCTCCACAAGAAGCGGTTAAAGCGATTGTTAAATTTACTGAGGACTCAGGACTTGCAGCTTTAGGCAGTCCTTGGTTTGTTGCCTCTGGCGGTGGTGTACACGCTTATTGGCCTCTTACAGAAACTGTTTCCGTACAAGAATGGAAGCCAGTTGCTGAAGGTTTCAAAAGAATGTGCGCTAAGTGGAAGCTAGGTATTGACATGACTGTTACGGCTGACCCATCTCGGGTACTGCGCGTTCCAAACACTGTTAATAATGGTATCAAGAGCGATAAGAAAGTAAGAGAAGTCACAGAGGTCAAATTTAAAAATGAAGGCGACATCTTTAACTTGGACGACATTCGAGCCGTTATTGAAACCAATGGCACAACATACGCATCCCCGGTTGCTAAATCAAAGTCAGGGCATGCCTTGGCGTTACCAGGCACGGCACCAGTTGGACAGGCTACTGTACAACTCTTTGCCAATAGCGTAACCAAGTTTGGCAAGATCATCAAGATCACCGCAGCAGGTAGTGGATGTAGCCAGCTTGAACACTACGTTAACAACGCTAGTGATGATGGCATGGAACCGCTGTGGAGAGGGCTTCTTAGTATTGCTCAAAAGTGTGATGACGGCGACAGGGCTGCGGTGTGGCTAAGTGATATGCACCCATACGCACATGAGCGTATGCACCAAAAGCTATCTGAGATTAAAGGTCCGTATCCTTGTACTAAGTTTGATACTGAGAACCCTGGCATTTGTCCTGGTTGTTTGCATTGGGGCAAGATCACAAACCCTTTAGCCCTTGGTCGAGACACAGCCGTCACGACACAAGAAAAGATGATTGAAGTACAGGAGGTGATCAATGGTCAAGCTGCAACAAAAAAGTACAAAAGACCCGAGGCTCCTAGAGGCTATTCGTATGGTGAACGCGGTGGTGTCTTTATCGAGAAAGAAGACGAGGATGCAAATGGAAACAAAGTAAAACGTCAAATCATCATACTGGCGTATGACTTATTTCCTGTTGACATTCTTAACAATGGTGGAGAGCATATTGTTCACATGGTGGCAATGCGTCCTACGGGTCCGCAGACTGTGACTTTTCCACAAAAAGCAGTGGTTAGTAAAGACGAGACTGTGAAGTCTTTGGCTGCACAAAACATTGTGAGTGCGTTTGGTTCGGGGAACGACAAGAATTTGTCGGACTACGTAAGAGCGTGTGTGGAGAAAATGAGTAATGAGAAAACGCCGATCTCTGTTCCTTCTAGTTATGGTTGGCAAAAGGACAATAGCTTTGTGTTTGCAGGTAAGATTTATTCTGCCAATGCCGAGCCTATCCCGGTACCTATGCCAGGACTAGAAAACATTGTGGCTAATACACAGCCTACGGGAGCGCTAGAAGACTGGCGTAAGTTTATCAACCTCTTAATAAGGAAGAAACTTTATGATCACTTGGCGATTATCCTCGCAGGTGCTAGTGCTCCTCTTATGCGTTTTACTGGTATCTATGGTCTTACGTACCATTGCGGATCGACTGAGTCAGGAACCGGAAAATCATTGGCGCTTGAGGGCGCGGCATCCATCTGGGGTCACCCTGTGCACTACAGAACCGGAAAAGGAACCTCGCCTGTCGCCATGCAACAGAGACTCGGTCTTCTCAACAACACCCCTTTGATCACAGACGAGATCACATCTAAGAACCGCAACGACTTTGAATGGTTCCCTGCACACTTACTGGATATGACTGAGGGTCGTGGTAAAGAGCGTATGGAGTCCGGCTCTAACAAGGAGCGCGTGAACTTGTCCACATGGATGACGGTTGCGATTATGTCTTCCAATACCCACATCGTTGACATATTGACTGGAGACAGGAAGCATGCAGCAGAAGGGGAACTGCGTAGACTAATCGAGTTTGTGATGGATGAGGAATTGGCTTGGGAGCCGGACGAGATCGAGATCATTAAATCTTTAGCAAGCAACTTTGCTATTGCAGGAGACATGCTTGCACAATACATGGTTGACAATATAGAACTTGCTAAAACACTAACACGAGACAGCGTATCTAATATGTATGTCGAATTTGGTGCAAGTAATGATGAGCGGTTTTGGATGGCGGGTATAGGCGCTTGTGTATCAGCCGGGCTACTCATGGGTTCTCAGTACGCAAACATCGTTGACTTTCCTTTGGCAGAGATCATTAACGCTTACAAACGCAGAATTGATTACATGCGTTCTAATATCAAAGGCGGTAAAAGAAATGCAGAGGATGTGCTTAACGGTTTTATACGCGAGTACTGGGGGCACTTTGTGGTGGTTAACTTTGGCGAGAAAGGTGGGTTATCGGCTGCTATGGGCGACGGCTCAATAATCGACAAGTCAACAACCAAGTCCAATGTGATGGGGCGTGTAGAGAATGGTGTGACCGCAGGATGCAAGGACTTTTATATTGAGGAGCGACTGCTCAAATCCTTTTGTTCATCCATGAGTTTTGGTTACGCTGACTTTAAACGTCAGATGGAGAAACTTTACGCAGTTTCGTACATCAATAAAAAAGACTTAATGTCCAAGACCTCTGGTCCTCAAATGCGTGTAAGCGTGATGAAGATCAGCAGGCGCGAAGACGAGTGAAGTTTCCTTGGGACAAAATAGATAGGGGGCAGGGGTTTTTTATCCCCTGCCTCGATCCCAAGCCGGTTATTGAAAAAGGCTTACAAGCCGCACTACGACATAGAATACTCAACGCCAAGCACGTCGTAGGTATTAAAGACGGTCTTACTGGTGTATTCTTCTATCGACCCGCTCGGTAAAGTTACGAGCATAAGCGTTTTCTCTTTCAAAGAGTGCTTCTAGCTTCGCATCCTTTTCTTCTGCTGTCATTCGAGGATTAGCTCTTATGACTCTTTCTTGAGCGTACATTTCTCCCATGTTCTTACGGAACGCTCCAGCCATTGAACCTGCTGAGACTAAGTTGACATAGTTCTGTCTAAATGATTCAGCATTAGCACGTTGACCTTTCTTCAACATATCTTTATATGTGTTCTGTGCTTTCTCTACATCGTCCATACGCTCGTATGCACGTTCAATTAAATACCGTCCTTGTGAGGACTGGAACATACTACCAATAAACGGCATCTTGCTTGCTGGGGTACTTGCTTTTTCGCCTTCTGCTCCAGACGCAAACAATGGGTCAACCATGTGCATTGCCGCAATTCCCAAACTTCCTGTATAGCCCCTAACAAAATGTTCAAGCATAATTGGAGAGATACCTGCTAAGCCTGTGATACCTCCAATAAAACGCGCAAGCTCGGTTGTCTCTGGGCGGTAGCGCTCTGATGCAACCATGCGTTTTTCTCTATCTGTTTCAATAGGTCCTTGCAGGGTTTCACCGTAAGCTGCTTCAAGCGCTGGTTTAACCGCAGCGGGAATCAAGTTGGGTACTGCATTTTGGAATGTCAGTTTAGCCATACCTTTAATTGCTTCGTATGGCGTCATCTCTTTGTGCATAGAGTCAATGATCATCTCAGGCAATGCTTTAAATAGCAAACCAATCTCGTAAGGAATTGGTATCTTGAGTGCGTCTTTGACAAACGGAATGTGGATAAAGAAGTTACCGTAGCGTTCCTCTGGTTTGGTTTTACGATAATCATCATCGTCTTGCATCATAGTAGCGTAGGCAAGACTTACACCCATAAGCATGACACTACGCGCTACTATCTTGCGCCGTAAATCCATTTCTTGAGCAAACGGCATTTTACCTGTGAGCGATCTGTATAGTACATCCAACCCTTGAATCTGAGAATTAAAGAAAGGTATCAATGTGTTTAGCATCTGCATACTAGGAGACAGACCACGACGACTCAAGTTCTGTGACTCAAACGCTCTAAACTGGGCTTGGGCTTTGGTCAAACCTTTCTTCAAACTATCTTCATAAATAGTGGCTTTTGTTGCCGTGTCAGCTTGCAAAGCTAAACGGTCAAGCTTACCTACCCATTTCTGCCAACCACTCCTGCCAGTCGTTATGTCTTGCAGGAACTTGGTCATGTCTTTCTCATCCCCACTAAACACATTGCTGCTAATAGCAAGACCGCGCATTAATTCAGACTCAGCAGTGCTGCTGCCAGTTTGCATCTTAGCTAATTGTTTCAAAGCGCTTACCATTGGTACGCCATCTGTGCCAGACAAAATAAAGGAATTGATCGGGTCACGAATAAGTTGACGCACAGCGTAAGCTGGACTGCGTGTTACAAACTTCCTAACATACTGCGCCGGAATTCCCATCATCTGAACAAACGCAGGTATTGTTGTTTTGATACCTTCCATACCCTTGACAATTAAATGTGCAGGAATTCCAAACGTATCGGTGTCGATAACGGCAAATGCGTTTTTACCTTTGAGCTTGTAGTGAACTGCATCTTTATAAGCAGGTCCCATACCTGTACCCATCTTGCTGACAAACCCTGCTTTTTGTAAAGCATTAGCCGTTTCAAGCGTTGCTTTGTTACTTAAAGACATGCGGGTCAGCATGAATGTGTTTTGCACAGCGCTGGTAAGAATTGGAAGAATGTGCTTGTTGTCCCCAACCATGCGCTGCAAATCAGGATTGTCTTTAATATTGCCAATAACAATAGCGTGTTCGCGTTCAGTAAATAGTTTAACCACGCCGTTTTCTATACGGTAAAACGGTATGTAGGGAGTGCGCTTTAAACGCTCTGCTTCTTCTTTACTCAAGAAACCTGTGTCAACTGCAAAGTCTAATTGCCCGTCGTTGTACTCTTTGTAAGCTTTTTTAGCTGCTTCGTATGCTGACTTTGCTTTAGGATTGGCGTTGATCTTTCTAATATCCGCATCGTACTCGGCTTTGACTTTTGCAGGATCGTTTGACATAAGCCTTGACCAACCATTTTGTAATGCGTTTGCGCGTTCACCAGAAATTAAAACGGTTGTCATGCGCTCCGCATCTTCTGCGCTGGTCTTTAACGCATTTGCCAAATCAGAAATATGATTGCTGACATCTACAAGGTTGGCACCTTTTTGTGATTCGTAACGATACTCTTTACCATAAGGCGTGTTTTCTGACACAACCTTCATCGGACCATGCAAAATAAATTGTCCCGCCGCGGAAGACACTTGGTCTCCCATTCTCATAAAGTACTGTGCTTGGAACGCTTCAAGACTGGTCAGTTTGTCTGCACTTTCTGCAGAAACAATAGCAGCGTCTGCTGCAGCCAACTTATCCACAAGCTGTACACGCCCACCAAGACCCATAAAGTTTCCTCTAAAAGTCTCCCATTTACCAGGGTCAGTACCAACCAAAGCAGAATTGTACGAACGACCAGAGGCAGCGGCTTCTTCGTTGTTTATTACCCTAGACTGCATGAACGTGTCGCGGATTAAATTCTCTGCCCTTGTAAGCATGTCCTCAGATAATGGCTTGGGTGAGAAAAAGTTAAGGACCGCCTTAATAAACCGCATGAACATGTTGCCACTAAACCAAGGCTTCTTGTCCATTAACTCTCTTAAATTTGCGTTAGAAAATACTTCAGACGCAAACTCTTTTAGGTTCTCCATGCCGTACTGACCTTCAAACTTAGAATCAGATTGCAGCTTTTTAAGCATGGCTGCTAGTTCACGACGCGCTTTAAGTTGATGCGGCTTTAAATCTTTTTCAGGCATTGTAAGAACACGCATTGTTGCAGCGTGTGTTGCCTCGTGAACCACATCTTCGTTTGTAAACCCAGCAGGAGTAAAGAAAAGCGTGTTAGTCTTTGGGTCATAAAGTGCTGGTACTTTTTCACCCTTGTGCAAAATCTCAGGAACAATCTTTACTTTAGCGTTGTACACAAGACCGCGTATTTCTTTGGCTCTGTCACTTAAGAATCCAAGGTTGTCTTGAATAATGTGGTCAAGTGTTTTGCCAATGTTGCCATCTAGCAAGTTACCAAGGGCGTCGTTTGACAGCGGTGTGCCAAGGTCTTCACGTTTATTTGGAAACTCAAGATCGCCAGATATGATTCGACCAGGTAGGTCCTCACCAAAATCTTTGGGAGCTATAGTAACGCCCAAATCTTTATCAATCATTTCTTCAGCTTTTTCTGCAGCCGTATCTTTTTGAACAGCGGTGGAGGATGCCTTTGTAGTTTTTAGACTGTCTTCATGCTTTTCTACGGCACGTTTCATTGCAGCCTCGGCTGCATCCCTTTTATCAGCGGCTGCTTCGTAGGCATCTTCAGCCAGTTTAATAGCTGCTTCATTAGGAAATTCTTTAGTAGCGCTTTTTTCAGCGTCTTTTAAATCCCTAATTGCTTTTTTAAGTTCCTCATTGGCAACTTTAAATCTTTCTGTAGCGGCAATAACTGCTAGTGTTGGACCGCTTTCTAGTAAACGCTCGCCTTCTTTTATGCGCTCGTTTATTTGGGCTTTTGTCATCCCCTTGGTCGCAGCGTCGTACGCTTCTTGATACGTAGCTTTAGTAGCTTCGTCTTTCGTTGCCTTAATTTTTTTATTAAGTGTAGCAAGTGAAATGGCGTTTGCGGCTGCGTGGTCCATATCGGATGCACGAAGCCGGATCACACCCGCCTGCTGGGGTGGATTACGTTTACCTATAGGCTCACGGCTTTCTTTAGTTCCAGACAGCATTGTGCTTGGAGCGCGAGCTGCGGTGCGAACAACAGGACCTTCTTTGCGTGGGATTAAACGCTTGCCTGGTTCAGCCTTTTGTTCTGTAGTCTCTTTCTTTTCTTCTGTAATAGGCGTTTTGGTTCTCTCGCCAAGAGGCTGTACTTGCTCAAGTGCTTTTTCATAGCGCTGTACTTCACGCTCAAGCTGCCTGACTCTATCTACGTTGTCTTCTTCTCTGGCTTTTTGCAATTGAGTCTGTGCCATACCAAGCATTTTTCTAGCATTGTTACGTGCTACATCTACAAGCTTGGTATTGGTGTTAGTCTCAACACGGGTTCCTTCTAACCCAGCGCCTTCTCTGGCACGTGCCATTTGTGCAGGAGACAAACCACCTTCACGGGTTTTCTTTGCTTCCTTAACTTCTTTCTCAAGCGCCTCTTGCTTTAAGCGTGCATCAGCCCTGATCTTGCGTTCTTCTTCCGTTTGCTTGTTGATTTTTTCAAGCAACAACTGTTCTGCTTTTTCCTTGATTTCGTTGGCTTTACCAATCTTATCCGCTGCTTCTTTTAAAATAGGGTCGCTACTTTGTGCAGTCTGCTCATCATCTCTAGCCTTAACAGCTTCAGCATAGGTAGCTTGTAGTTTTTTGGATGAGGCGTACTGAAATGCCAACCAATCGCGGCGCGCCATTGCATATCTAATAGTAGCTGCACGGTGGGCTTTCTCTACCTTTTCTGCGGCAGCCATTAAATCATCTATGTGCCCTTGTAAAACGTCAGGCGAATAACCTTGCTTGTGCAAATCATTGTAAGCATGCTTAAATGTTTCTAATTGCAACTCAAGCGGTAACACCATATTATCGGCATTGGATACATTTTGTTGCATCTGTAATGCTAAACGATTAACCTCCTCCGGTTCAATTGGACGCTCAAAACGCTCAACGATTAAGTCAGGATTGTCAAGCGGTGCATTAGGTTCGTACAAACGCAAGAAGTCTTGCAGCGCATAAATCTCGTTGAGAACCGCAACGTTTCTGTCCTGGGTTATGGCGTGGTCGGCTTCAAGCTGTTTAGCTAGTGAACGAACAACAAGATTTAAATCTGTCAAACGTTTTTTAGCGTCAGCAATTGCAGGGCGGTTTTGTTCTTCTGCTAATTCTTTTTCTTTAGTAGCATTGTCTAAAATGGTTTGGGCACGTTTTGTTTTTTCAGCAGCCTCAGCTAAAGCAGAGGGCTTCTCATCTTTAGTACGAACAACGTTTTTAATACCCCAACTGCTTTTCTTTGTTGGGCTTGTACGAACATTGCCTTTGCCAGACACATACCCAGCACCTGCAGCCAACTTTTCACCTTCACGTTGACCAGGGAAAGCACCGCGAATCACATCTTCTTGGGCTTCAAACATACGCTGTTTGCGCTCAAGTTCTTCAACTTTGGCTTTGGCTTTGTCGATGCGGTTTTGCAGCTTCTCTTGCATGAGAGGGTTTGGCACATTACCTGCAGCTTTACGCAAACCTTCCATTTGCCTTTGCAGTTCAACAAGCTTAGTCTTAGCCTCGTTCATTACTTCTGCAGGAACAGGTTTTTTAAGTTCTGTGTACTGTTTTAAACCAAATCCAGGTAGTTGTTTTTGTTCTGGACCTCTAACAGTTGGCTGCTTCTCAGCTTCACGCTCAATTGCAAAAGCACTGTGGCGATCTGATAACTTACCAGTCAAGCGCTCGTGCTCGGCTTCAAGTCTTTCAATTTCTTTTGATATGCGTTCAAGTTTACCTGAAGGCTCTTTTGCATACGCATCAAGCAACGCCTGCATTTGGGGTGTGCTCGCAATCTGACCACGCCTGTTTAAGTCCGCTTTGATTTGATCGCGTTGCGCATAAGCAGCGTCTAACTGTTTCTTAATTGGGTTGTACTCAGCCTTAGCTTCTTCAAAAGCACCAAATAAGTCTTGTTGTGCGGGGGCTTCTTTCTCACCCGTTTTTTGTTCGTACTCTGCTAAACGGTTGTACTTGTCAGTTGCGTCTTTAATTTCGCTTCTAACATAGTCGCGTTGTTGATCTAGCAGCTTAAGCGCTTCTTTCTTTTGTGGGTCAGTTGGACGTCCGGCTTTTTGAATTTGTTCATTCAACTCCGCCAATATCTCTTGGTTTTGCTTAATACGTTGCAGTTGTTCTTGTGCTGCCTGTATAGGTAAGGCACGCTCTCCAGCAACCCGGGCGGTTTTTGTTTCAAAAGACTCTAACTGATCTATGTGCTCAGCGTTAGCTTTATATTCTTCTACCAAGTCGTTGTATGCGGGACGCTGTAAACCTTGTGCAATTTCTGCATGCAACTTTGGTATTATTGCTTTTAGTTCTGCTTGGCGCTCTCTAAGTTCTTTTAACTTATTTTCTCGTTCTGTACGAGCGGCAATAGCTTTTTCTGGGGATACAACTGTTCCTTGTTTTCCTTGCTCACCAATAGCGCCTGGTAGTAAACGATCTAATAAATCGGATACATTTTTGTCTATGAGCTGTGTGTTGCTTGGTTCTGCTTCTCTAGAAACATTACCGTACTTTTGACCAATCTCAATACGATGGTTAAGATCATCAAGCGATTTTTGTTTTGCAGCGGCAATTTCTGTCTCACCTGCTTTCTCATGCGCTTTAATTTCTTTTTTAAGCTGTGCTTGTAAATCTAAACGATCTTGTTGGTATTGAATGCTAGACGGATCGGCTTTGAGCTTTTGCCAGTCTTGTGTCTCGCCATTAAACAAATCTCTAAGTGCACGAGCGTCATCAAGTTTCTTTTGTTTAATTGCATTTGCAACAGGTGTGTCTGCCGACATATTTTTAAGTGCGGCAATTTCTTCGTCAACAGGCTTAACAACGCGGGTAAATCTATTACGTGCTTCTTCTGCGCCCTGTGCAATTTGATTAGCAAGCTCTGCTTCATGTGCTCCACGACGATTCTCATCGCTAAACAAAGATGCTTTGTTTTTAAGTTCCTGAATCTTAGCGGAGGACTTAATGATGCCGTCCATGTCTCCAAGGTCTTTGGCTTTTTGTAACTTAGTACGCTCGTTCTTGAGGTCTAAGTCAGCTTTTTCAAAATCAAAGTCTTCAATTTTTGGCAGTAAGGCGCCGTGTTGTGCCTCTACTTTTGGACGTAACTTTTCTAGTTCTTCTTGCTTTGCTTTTAACGTTGCGTAGTTCTGTGCGTGTTTTGCAACTTCGTCTTCATTTTCTGACAAAGCCGCTTGTTGTTTAGCTTGGTCTAATTCACGCGCAATTTGTAAGTGAGCGCCCACATATGTTGCCGCATCGGGAACGCGTTCTTCAGGTTCTTTTTGTTCAATTGGATTACCAAACAAATCAAATTGCTGTTGACCAGGGGGAAGTGGAACAGCGCCAAACAGTTCTTGTTGCGCACCGGGTTGTTGCATGCGCTTGTCATACTCAGCTTGTTGTTCTGCAGTTGCTTGGTTTTGTGCAGCCAAGGCTTGTTGCGCTTTAATTTGTGCGTCGTATGGGCGGTATTCGTTAATTAAGTCCTGCGTATTTGGATCGCTCATTAACTCTTTAAGTGCGTTTTGAGCTTCTTTTTTGTTAGCAGCGGCAATAAGATCGCCTGACGGGACTTTAATTTTTGTTTTTGCAAGTAAGTCTTTATACTGCGTATCAAATGCAGTCCAACGATTTGCTAAGTCCGTAAGGTATTCAGGCGTTTGTTTAAACGCCTCTTGTTGTTGCTTTTGTTGAGCAGCAAGTAACTGCTGTTCCTGTTGTGCTTTTAACTGATCGTTTCGATCAGCCTGAGCCGCTTGTGACCTAGCAGCCCCACGCTCTACATACCTACCTGCAGGACCAAGTGCACCTGCTAAAGCAGCGCCGCCTACAAAGTTATCAAAATATTCTTGGCGCGCTTGGGCATCGGTAATAGACAAACCTGCTTGCAAACGCTCAAGCACTTGTTGCGCAGCTTCAGTTAAGCCTTCAGCCCCCATTGCTTTTCCAGTTTGAAGTGCGTAATCTTTAACAACTTTTGCCAACCCCTGGGTTGCAATTTCTCTGGCTTCTGCGTCAGTAAGTTTTGCTCCAACTTCGCCAAATATATTGCGAACACCTGGGACCATTTTCAAACCAAACACATCAAATGCGGCTTGAGGAATAGCGGCTAGGGCAGCAGCGCCTAAATTAGTTTGCTCAAGTGTCTTGCCCTCTTGCATCTGACGGGCTAAGTTTGTGCCTGTAAACTGTGTAGCAGATGTCAAACCAGCACCCGCACCTGCGGCGGCTTGACCAACCGTACCAACGCCTAATGCGTCAAGGAGGGCAGAACCACCCGCAATCACAGGCGCTGCGGCAAGTTCTTCGGGAATGGCTAAAGCACCTAAACCTGCAACTGCAGGTGCTGCCATGTAAGGGAGCGAGCCACCAACAAGCTCACCAAACTTTGTACCGGGGGCTTCAAACCACCCTTTCTCAGTAGGCTTAAATGTTTTTTGTTGGTACGCTTCTTCCTCTTTAGCGATCTGTTCTGCACGAGCCGCATCCATTAACCCAGTACGTCCGGCAAGCGCGGCTAAGCCAGACTTTAAAGAGGAAGCGCTTGCTTTAAAAGCGGGTACAAAACCAGATTCAGGAGGCGGTCCCTCGGGGGCTTTCTTTTCTTCTATACCAAAAATACTAGGGTAAAGTTTCTGTGCCTCAACAATTGCCGCATAGGGGTTTTCCCCCTCTTTCATAGGAAAGTACTGACCATTGGGCAGTTGAACGTATTGCGGCATAAGCCCTCTCTAAATTGTATTAACGACCACCAACGCCTGG